CATTAGAAGTATTGTAACCTATTTTTATAGTGTAAGAAGGATTGTCTAAGTCCAATTCACCACGCAAAACTACATCATCCAAATAAACTGCAGTGCTATTTACAAAATTATTGACTGCTCTAACAGTTTCATTTCCGTCTCCATCGATCAACTTAATAAAATTCACAAAACCTTTCGAATAATCATTATTTGTAAAATTATAAGAAGATTCTTGTCCTAATGTCATAAAGGTATTGTTTGTAACACTATCAATATTATGAAAGGTTGGTAGTCCTTGATTTGTCATTACCTTTAGGACATCATTTTCCCTAAAGTCTTGTGTGAAGTTTGTTCCTGTTCCGACAACTTTATTATTTGCAAACGTCAAAGTTACGTTACCAGCAAATGTATTTGCTATATTGATCAAGCTATTGCTGAAATTTTCATGTGTAGAAACCAGCAATGTATTACTTAAAGAACAGTTTCCAACTTGGTTGGCACTGAAAACTAAGTCTTTAATTGCTATAAATGGTTTGGCAACACCGTTGTATCCTCTAGGCTCTTGATTAACATCAATTCTTATTATATCTCCATAAGTTCTATTATCGTTCGTCAATATATTATTAATAGGAGAAACGTTATAAAAATTTAAAGAATTTGAACTATCAAACTGAAAACCATTTACATTTGCGGTTCCAATAGTCAAAGAATCAAAAACTTTTAAAAAGTCTCCGTTGACAACATGTGTCGAATAGCTACCGTTAATTACAACTGAAAATTTACCTCTATCAATTTGGTTGGATTCTTCTGGTCCTCTTGTAACAATGACATTTGATTTTGTAGAATATCCGTACCCAGTAACTCCTCTAAGTTTAAAATTTCCTAATATTTTATCAATAGATGTTACAGATGCTTTGAGGCTTACTCCTGTTTTATTTGGCAAAGCTTCAAAAGTTGTACCTAAAGGAATGTTTTCGGATCCACTTTCAACAATAATATTATTAATGGGTCCAATTACCTTTGGTGATACAGTTTTTTCTATTGTGTTGGCACCTCTAAAGACTACTTTATCGCCTGTTACAAAAACACCTTGTACGTTGTCTAATTCTATATAGAAAAAAGATTTTCCATTAATTTTTTTCTTGAATACCGTTTTTGCTATTGCTGAAGCACCTGACAAAGAGCCAAATATTTCTTTACCTTGAAAATTTTTCAAAGTTTCGAAACTATTACCTTCACCTAAAAAAATCTCTATGATGTCGGGCCTATTGAATCTTGAGTCCGAGGGTCGAAAAAGACTTCTACCGGGTACAAATATCTCTGGTGAATCGTTGAATGCTAATCTAAAGAAAAGCTTAATACCTCTTTCAGTCCCTTTGGAACGATACAAATCTTTAATGTGCTTAATTATAAATCTAAGATCACCAGTTATTACTGCTGGAAGTTCCTTGATAAATCTACCAGAACCAAATGTATACTTATTATTGAATTTAATTAAGTTTGTGTTAGATGTTGTGTCAATATCACCCTGAAATTGAATGTCACGAATTTTGTTTCCCGTGTTAGCAGAGAAGTGCCTGTAATAGGAATCTATAAAATTTACAATTCCCTCACCTTCGTCAAGAAAGAAATCAGGAAACTGTGACTTAACGAAATGATTTGTTGATTTCTCACTCTTTGTGAAACGATCAGTCATCTGTTATCTGCCCATTTGTAGTTACAGAAATATTTAAAGACTGAATCAGAATAATCTGATCTTGATCTACAATAATATCAGGGTCAACGCTCTTGGCATAAAATTGTATTCTATCACCAAAAGCAGTTCTTCCTCTTGAAAAATACCCGCTTATAGAGAAGTCGTTTAAAGTAACAACGCCAGTATCGTAATCTATATTACCTAAATTAAAATCTAATACTTCTTCAGATCCTCTCGTTGAGGAAATTAATCTAACACTTCCATTTACATCTTTTACGGATGCTTCAAAATTTACACCATTAATGTTTAAGTTAAACAAAGAAGATTCAAAAGAACCCCTCTCTATACTATTATCATAGTTAAGGACATAGTTTGAAGTTGACCCGACAAAAGGAGATATTTCTTTAACCATTCTAACATTTGTATTGTTAGATAAAATGCTAGTATCTGTGGAGTCAATAGTAGTAAGTAATTTACTATATCTGAAATCTTTGTCGAATTCAGATAAGTTTTCGGTCCCAAAATTTACAATACTATTGATTATAGAAGATCTAAGATCTTCTTCACTTCTGGTAGTTTGAGTAGAGTTAAATCTCACAGAACTTCTAATATCCAAAACAATAAATTTTGGATCTGCTGTAATTACTTCAGTACTGATTGAAGTTTTGTCTCTAAGAAAGTCAACAATAGAGTCTTTGAGGGACTGACTAGCAACTGTAGAATTAAATGGCTTTGGAATGACGACAACTTTACCATATCTAGGTGGTGATAGCTTTTCACCGCCTATGACATTCAATGTTTCGATAGTTGGAAACTTGTTTTTAACTAGAGATTTATAGTCTTCTGCTGTTATAGCTCTATCCTGTGTCGAAAAAACTCTCGGTGCATTAAATCTAATAGAATCTATGGACTCTCTTTCAGCGCCTAAAGAAGACCTTGCAATTGTGATTGGAGTAATAGTTGCATCGGTAGACGTGAAATTTCTTGCATTATTTCCTTCTTCACCTAACGTCTCTCTATATCTTAAACGAATAATATTTCCGGGTGTAAGTCTTTTTCCAGTAATATCGTTACCAAATTCAATCTCATATTTGTCTTTACCATATCCCTGAACAAAAAATACTGACGAAGTTGGTGTTAAGTTGAACAGGTTTTCAGCTTTCCTGAATTGGGTGTTTGCTAGATCAGAAGGGCTATTTTGAACAACAACGTCTAAACTATCAATGTCTACATTAGCAGATGAAATAACAATCTTTGTATTCGAAGAGGTTACGTCGAAAAATTCTGTGACAACAGTTCCTTCAAAAATATTTACATTATTTGCAATAAAGTTTCCTGTACCGTCGTTTACTGCAGTAACATCTCTATCAGTTGAAAATGTTAGTGTATTAGAACCCAAAGTCGTTGTAAAAGTAGTAAACTTATTGATAATTTTTGTACCATCGTTTACTGGTCCAGTTGTCGAAATGTTAATTGTTGCTCTTGAAGAGTTTCTGGATCTCGGCAGAAAATTAAGCTCTTTGGCATGAGAAACAACCGATTCCTTTAGCTTGGCAGTATCAAGAAAAGACTCTGTGCCAATCTGATTTAAGTAATATGCATTTATATGAGTATTATAAGTCAATAGATCAAGAATGATTGACATATTTGAACCATCAAAATTATAATCTTTATATTGATTTTGGCTCAGTAAAAATTTTCTAAAATCATCTTTCAGAGAATCAAAGTCTAATTCTGATGTTGATAGATACTTGTCAGACATTATCTTGCTCTTTCTAATACTACGTTTAACGTAACTGCTTGTTGACTATTTATGGGAGTGAACTCAATAATAACATTTAGCTCATAGCTGTCTATTTGCTCAGAAGTGTTTGAAACACTGATGTTTAAAATGTCAATTCTTGGTTCAAAATTTAAGAGTTGTGCTTCAATTTCATCTTCAAGTGCAATTCTTAAAAGATCACTGTCAGGCTCAAAAAGAAGTGCTCTAACATTCGATCCGAAGTCAGGGTTGAAGGGTCTTTCTCCCTTATTGGTATTAATAATATTACGTACAGATCTTTTGATAGATTCAAAGTTTTTGATCGAAACAACGTCATCATTGATCGGATTTTGAGTGAATTGTGTGTCCAAATCTGAAAAATATATTTCTTTAACAACAGGACTCTGCATTAGTTCCTCCTTACGGCGTCTACGACACCCCGTCTTTTATCATTAACAGAAACCATGATTGTTGGTCTTTGGTACTTTTTAAATGTTCTATCAACATATAATCTGTCAAACAAAGAAAACTCATTGATATAATTTAAAACTCTATCGAAGATTAAGTCATTTTTATCGTTTTTGAAATTAAAAACTACTGCGTTTCCTTGTAATTGATCACCGAAGAAAGAATCCACATCAACGTTAGCTAAAGTGTCCTTAAATAAAAGCCCCTTTTCGATAAACGGCTTCTTTCCAGATATTTCAAAAACAGGTTCCATAACTTCCAAACACAATCTCTGCAAATTGTCATAGATAGATTTTATACTAAAGATATGAGGAACAAATTCTAAAAAATTATTCGTATCATCATCGTAACGTGTCTCAATAGTATTAACTTCTTGAAGTTTTCTATCTATAAAATCACTATCATAAAAATTATCCGATAATCTAATTCTTTCATCCTCGAAAGGATCAACAGTTTTTTCTGGATACTTTTTTATGATCAAATGCTTGGGCGTTTTAATGAAGTTGTTTCTTCTAATCAAATCCAATTCATACGAATCAAATTCTCGTATAATACCAAAGCTTTTATTTGTAACATTGATTCTCATGATGTATTACCTCTTTCGAGTCTAATTGGAGAGGTGTCAAAATCGTCTGGTGTGTCAAATTCATTACCATAATCGACAAAATTAGGATTCTCTCTTCCGGGAATTTCATCAGCAGTCACGTTTCCACGAACATCAACATTACCGTCACCTTTTATATTTCCACGAACAATCAGGTCTCCAGTTATCTCGACATTTCCTCTAAGTATAATTTTTTTAGATTCTAAAACTATAGCTATACCAGCAGAAAGTGATGACCTACCACTACTTTCATTCTTGTAAGATTTCTGCTTAGAAGTTCTAGCATTTGCCTCAATGCTATGGGTCTCACCGACTATAGTTTCAAAGTCTTTAGAAACTTCGTCTAACCGATCACCATCTTCTTGAATAATTTCAATGTTACCATCTTCGAAAAAAGTCATTCTAATAACATCGTTACCATGCTGAATGTTAATGTACTCATGACCTTCTGTAGTATTGAATTCTATCTTACTTCCATTAAGATATTTCGTAACTTTATTGTAAAGATACTCGGTTTCAGGTTGATCGGAAATACGTGGAGGTATAGGGTCCAGAGCAACGTGATCGCCGTCATGGTTTATTTCTTTGGGTCCATCTTTACCCGGTCCCTTTGGTGCTGGCTGTGGTCCTAACTTAGTCATTGTTCAGTCTTTCGTTTGAATATTTCACAATATCAAATCCTAAATTGGTTATTTTCTCATAACTATTGTCAATTTCTAAAGGTTCAAAATTGACATCATAAGCATTTTTATAAAAAGTCTTAATCATACCAGAAAAGGTTTTCAATTGATTAAACCTATAAATTGATGACGCTTTCTTTTCGTTATTTAAATTTTTCTTACTACCATAAAGGCAAACAAATACATTTAATTTTTCAGATCCTTCAGGATGAAAGTAAGAATCAGAACTCATTTCAACGTCTGTGAAAAGATTTCCATTTTTGTTGATGAAAAAATTAAAGCTATTATCTAAAGAAGACGCCTTAAGATCTCTAATTGCATCTAAAAAATTTAGGTTCGAATCATTCAAGTATGAAAACGCACTAAAATTAACAGATGTCTTTTTTGTCTTTTCAATATTATATAAGATTTCATTTTTAAGATGAATCTTATCGACAATAATCCTGTTTTTCTTGTAGTTCTTAACACCAAGATCAAAATTAAACGAAGGAGCAATCATACCTGCTGTCCTCCTATAAGTGCTTCAGCCTCAAACTCCTCAACGTCAGTAGAGTCACCCGGACCTGTTGTGCTTTGATTGAACGATACAGCACTTCCGACATCTGACGATCCTATAACAGACTCAGGCGTAATGCCGGGAAGAGTTCCGATGATACACGGATGTTGTCTGTGTCGGTCCATCCAAAATCCTACAACAAAAGATCCGACTTCAAGGCCAATCGTATCGCCAATATCATAAACATCTGCATTTGTATTTGGCATAAGGACAACAGCAAGTGGAAGATCCGATATCGGAGCAGCTTCATCATGTAAGCCTACAATACGAATAGCAACTCTTAAAAGTGTGTCAGCCTTTCTATTAACTTCGGCCTCATAAACTTCGTCTACATAAGCATAAAACCATGTAAATTTATTTCCATAGAAATCACTTTCATAGCCATTTAAATTAGTATCTGTCATGCTCTTTGTCCATCCAATCCTAATTCAAATTGTGAATATACTTCTCCGTTTGTAGTTATACTATGCCTAGCAGCCAAAACTAAATAATCACCCGTAACTTCAGGATCTAAAGGTCTATCATCCTTATCATTAATAGGATAATCGATTTCGATAACGTCTCCGGGATTTATATCAGTACATCCATAAGAACTCATTGTAATTCTTTTGTTTAAAAACCCTGCAGCAGATGTTTTAGGATTTAAATATGCTTCTTCCAGATTCGGCCTTTTAAAGTATGACTCATCCCCGCATCTAGGCTCATATATTGTTCTTGTTTCTCTCGGTGAAGCCATAGGCAAAGTCGCCTCAATAACTTGTGGAAACTGAGGTGATCCCATAGTAACAGGCTGTGACTTATCTTTTGTAAAGGTACATATTTTATTTGTGTAATCTATATCAGAATATTCCCTACAAACGTAGCCTTGTTGAACTGCGTCATGTGCATTGAAACCAGAATCTTGACTAAAGACCAATATTTTACAAACTTTATCACCATTCACATACTGTTTATCAATAATATGTGAGTCTTCAGACATATTACTTTCGGTCATTACAAATTTTCTTTTCGGGCCAGCCGAAGCCATTTTACTTATCTCATCTAAAAAGAACTTCGGTTTTCCGTCACTAAACTTTTGAAAAAGAACAAACATATTCTTTCCAACACCAGACGCTCTCTCAAGCAAGAACCCTATCGCTTGCATAGGTGTTTGTCTTGG